AAATCGGATAAATCGCCACTTTCTTTGGCCGCAAATCTTCCAATTAATCTTTCACTCTTTCCCATGTTTCCAAGAGTTGCACAACTACGATCCGTATATGCAACTGTGGTAAACCTTTGTCCAGCACCATATATTGGTGTCACTCCATGTAGACTCTGTGAATCAGCAATACATACACTGTTATCTGGTAAGTCTAATCCTACTCCCCACCGTGGAAAAGATAAATATGCTCCTGTATAATCTCCTTGACGAAAGCAACACATAGTGGTATACTCTACATCTTTACCATCACTATGTACACTCATGGATTTACTTTGCAATGCACTGTACCGATTTGCAGAAAGTGTAGTGATCATACCGTGTCTATGTTTCTCCTCTATTGCTTCCTCTGCAAATTTTCTCTGTCTTTTATGCAGTTCCTTATTCGCCTTGAGCATTGCAAGTTCATGATATGTGGATATATTCTTGAGTTTTGTCCATAGTTTCTCATTGGATATATTAATTTTTCCTGTAAATCGTCCTCTTTTTGCACCGATCATTACTGAATTGATCTCGTTTGCATAAGCAATCATACCCCATCCACCACTCTTGGTTCTTACATGATAGGAGTTTGGTGTACGTAATTTATAGTGTTCCCCTTCGATTAAACCCTTTTTTGCCATCTCTTCTTTGTCAATAGGCCCTGAACAATTCGCTCTCATGACTGAGGAATCCTCTATTTCATAGAAAATATTGCGTATTTCATCGGTTGGAAACATATTGGTAATCACATACGCAATCGGTATACCTTCATCATCAAGAGTAGAATCAGGACGATATACAGCCATGTCTTCTGTAATATTTGTGACTATCTGAGATAAATCGTCCTCTGAGTAGAACTTTCCGTTCCATTTCTCAAAGGTTTCTTTTTCTCCAAAATCATTCTGTACGATTATTGATTTCATTATAAGGTTCCAATACCTTTTCGTAAACAGACTTTATAAGATATTTCATCATCATCGGAGCAACCATCAGTCCTATTCTTGCTAGTTTCTCATTAAGTGTTCCTGTAAGAATATAATCTTCGGGAAGAGTCATGATCCTCTTGCTCTCTTTTGTGGTGTACACCCTGTCTTCTTCAGCATGTAGATGAACTGCGAGACTTGTTTGTAATCCCTGTTCCGATAAAGTATGTGATGCTTGATTCCATGGCACTCTGCGAGACTGATAAAATGAATGCTTTGCTTCTGGAATACTCTTACCCATTTTCTTCCTATGTGCAATCACCTTGTCATACCAAGGCCCGACTACATCATCACCCACTGAAACAACCCTATCTGGATTTTTAGGTAATCGTTTCATCCACTTGTATTTAGCACTTTTCTTCATCGCCTCACAAAGTTCAATTGCTTCTACACTATTTTCATTATCAAGTCTTAAATCACCAATTGCATCTTCAATGGTAGGTTCTTCATCTACTGGTTCTGGATAAAGAGTAGATATTAACATCCACGGCATACCTATATCTTCTAAAACATCATTTCGTACAGATACTATAAAAACTCTCTGACGTTTTTGTGGAACACCATAATGAATACCATTTAAAACTTTATATGTAGTAGAATAACCAAGAGCTTCAAAATCTTCAATCATCTTATCTAGATGACCTTTTGCATATTCCATTGTAAGACCCTTAACATTCTCACATATAATTACCTTTGGTTTCAATTCTCCAGCAATACGTATCTGTTCCCATGTCAAGTCTTCAATATTCTCTTGCTTCATACCATATGCGGTTTTGGTCTTATTCCATCCTTTTTGTTTTGTACCACTCATAGAAAATGGTGGACATGGTGGAGAACCATCAAGAATATCCAGTTCTCCTACCTTGAGTCCTGTCATTTCCATTATTTGTTTACCAGTGACTTTCTTTATATCACCACAAATATGTGGAGTATCTGGCCAGTTCGCAAGATAAGTATCAACTGCAACTTGTTGAAATTCATTTACAAAAAGACACTCGCCGCCTGCAAGTTTATAACCAGCAGAAGAACCACCACCGCCTGCAAAAAATGATATGTATGTAAACAATTTACGATCAGATGATTTTTTTAAATCATCTAATGTATATCTATAATATCTCAAAAGAAATCCTCAAGAGTTCCTTGCACACCATAACTGTTGTCAATTAGCCAATTTATCTTATCAGTGATAAACTTTAATGGTTCAACAAAGGACTTTTCAAATTGTACATCATAGTCTATTCTATCCAGTACATCAAGTTCTTTTGGAAACTCGCCAGGAAAACTAAATGCCGTGCATTGATAAACATTTGGTTGTTTCATATGAAGAAATTTAATCTTATCACCCTCTTGTATATCAGGATACTTATTTTTCAACTGGTTTTTCTCAATTAGGTAATTATAGAGGATTGCACCCTTGACATGAATAGGCGCACCTTTTTTGTATAATGAAGAACTGCCTTTCCATTTATGTACACCATTACAACTTCTTGGATATGCAATCTCCGTTGGTGACAATTTCATAAACCCTTCTCTAAATTCCTGTATAAAAGTATTTAGCATTTTCTCATCACCATTTATTATGATTTTCATTGCTTCTCTAATCTTTGCTCTACAGGGAGCAGGAGTTGATGACTTTACTGCTTCAATACCCATGATCTTGAGTTTTGGTTTCTTATAACGTACACCTTCGATATCCCAACAATTTAAGATGTATCGTTTCTTTGCAGTCCATATACCTTTGTCTGCAATCACCTCACGTTTCATAATCATCTTTTGATCATATGCATTAACTAAGTTAGCAAGAGCTTGATAACTTTTATTAATAAATGGTTCCAACTTCTCTTTTGCAATTGTATCCAAGAAGGACACGATTCTACTAGTTTCAGTTCCCTCCTTAAACAATTTGTTAACGAGCACATCAAAAGTGATATACACCGAGTCTGTATCGGAAGCAATAACGTAGTCTTCATTTTTTGTATCCATGAGTTTGTTAAGATAAATGTTAAGAGCCTTTTCAATCCATCGTATAGATAATTGACCGCCAGTTGTAATAGCCTCAGCATTTCTAAGATCAAAATAGCGAAACCAATGATTCCCAATAGCACCATACGCACTATTAAGGGATATTTTCTTCGCCATCTGAATGTTGTTATAACGTGAGATATCTTTGAGAAGACTAGGTTCTTTAGTGTCCTCGTATTTTTGCTCAGCTTCCAAAAGAAGTCTTTTATATTTGACCCTATCATTATAGATATTTTCCATAAGTTCTGGGAGAAATCCTCTTTTATCCTTTCTAAAAAACGCACCGTTAGGCGCCATACAATACTCTGTTTTGTTTGTCACCTTACCATCAAGAATTTCTTTAACTATTTTTTTGGGTTCATCATCAAAAGGATTATGAGGAACTAGTGTTTCTGGCGATATATTATATTGCATTATCAAATGTGGGTACAGGGAATTTAAATCAAACGACATTACCCACTTATGCATACCAACTAAAGGTTCTTTTACATATGCACCTTCATACTGTTCTGACTTTTCAGCTTTCTTTTTCTGTGGTATAACAATGTTTTTCTCTCTCAGATAATTATATATAAGGACATCCCAATACCTAACTGTACCAAGAACATCTGTATAATTAACTTTCCCATCATAAGCCATTGTAAGACACAACTCAACCAATTTCATCTTGTCTTCTAGTTTATCAACAAGTTCAACATCTTGAATGTTGTATTCAATAAATGATTGATAATCTTTGGTGTACCATTCTCTAAAAGTCTCGAATGGATTTCCTATTTTACGTTCTCCCAGTTCAACAAACGCAATATGATCCAAACGATAAGACTCTTGTGCAGTATAAGTAAACTTACGATACAAATCAAAATAATCTAATGCGGCAATTCCTTGTATATTATATACCTGATGATTACGGCCCATAGAATAAATTTCACGAGCAAATACACTACCCCAAGGTGACAGACGTTTTAGTTCATTTTCATCAAATATTTTTTTGATTCGATTGCAAAGATAGGGAATATCAAAAAATTCTGAATTCCATCCAGTTACAATATCAGGATAATGTTTTTCCCAAAATATAAGAAACTCTTTAATCAAATGCTTCTCACTATCGCACTTCATATACGTTACATCATCACGATCATTCTTAAAATCTCTTATGCCCCATACAACAATACGTTTAGATTGGTGGTTCTTAATTGTAATGGAAAGTAAAGGTTCGATAGCATCTTGTATAACAGGGAATCCATTCTCACATTCAACTTCTATGTCAATCGTTACCATCAGAAGTTTTTCTGCATCCCAATCAATTCTACCCTTATAGGTATCTGCAATATAATTGTATGCAAATTGTGTATTACCATACACTAGTTCTGGCTGATCTTTTCGTTCATCAACAAAGTTTTTTGCATCTTTAATAGAATGAAAACTTCGTGGCTCTACACTAGAACCATCCAATGTTTTATATGGTGATTGTTGTTTAGTTGGTATGTATAGAGTGGGCTCGTATTTTACTCTTCTGTTTTCTCTGACACCATCTTTAACTTCTCGTACAAGAAGAGTATCGCCCCACTGAAGAACATTTGTGTAGAAGTTCATATTATAGTTATATCACATTCAAGTCTAAAAGTCAAGTCCAGTTATCACGATTTAGAAAATGTTTGAAAATATCTTGTGTTACACTTCCTTTT